AACAGCCAGTATCCCGGCTGGATGCACACAGGACGCCTGACGGTGACGCCGGGCAACGTGATCGATTTCAGCTGGATTGAGGCGGATCTGAATGATTTGTCCTCTCGCTTCGCGGTGCAGGCCGTAGCTTTTGACCCATTTCAGGCGACGCAACTCTCGACCCGAATGATGAGTGAGGGTCTGCCCATGATTGAAGTGCGGCCCACGGTGCTGAACTTTTCAGAGCCAATGAAGACGCTTGAAGCCTTGGTGCTTCAAAAAAAGCTATCCCATGACGGCGACCCCGTGCTGGGCTGGATGGTTAGCAACGTGGTGGCCCACCTGGACGCCAAAGACAACATTTACCCGCGCAAGGAGCGAGCAGAAAACAAGATCGACGGCATCGTCGCACTGATCATGGCGCTGTCGCGCGCGATCAAACCGGGGGACTCGGTGGTGCTGGGCGCTGACTACGAATTGATGCTGCTCTGAGTTCATGGGACTGTTTAGCTTCTTCGATCGATTTAAGGCTTCAAGCGCAGATCGCTCTCCCTGGGGCGATTTCTTCTTTGAGCCAGTTTCCGCTCGCACTGGCAGCGGCATGCGCGTTTCACCCGACAGTGCGTTGCGCTTGGCTGCGGTCTACGCCTGTGTGCGGGTCCTGTCAGAGACCATGGCATCCCTGCCGCTGCGCGTCTATCAACGCCGCGCAGATGGGGGCAAGGACAAGGTGACTGATCACTGGCTCCACCAGTTGATGGCAAAGCGCCCAAACCGATTTCAAAACCCATTCGAATGGCGCGAAATGCTGCAAGGCCACTTGGCTCTTCGCGGCAACGCCTTCAATCAGATCATCACCAACGCCCGAGGCGAGGTTGTGGAGTTGATGCCACTGCATCCTGATCGCATCCAGATCGAACTACTGCCCGCGGGAGAATATCGATACCGGTTCACTGACCGCTTTGGTGTGGAGTCCATCTTGCCTAGGGGCGCGGTGTGGCACCTGCGCGGATTGTCTTCGGACGGATTGATGGGCATGAGCCCGATCGATCTGGCCCGCGAAAGCCTCGGGATGGCTCTGGCGGCTCAGGACTATGGCGCACGCTTCTTTGCCAACGACGCCAAACCCACCGGCGGCTGGATCGAGTTTCCGGGCTCGTTCAAAGACTCGGAGGCAAAGAAGGTGTTTCGCGAGTCCTACCAGCAGGCGCAATCTGGCGCCAATCGGGGCAAGGTCCTCGTGCTTGAAAACGGCATGAAATTTCACGAGGTGGGTGTCACCAACAAGGATGCCCAGTTTCTGGAGCTTCGCAAGTTCCAGATCACCGACATTGCGCGGCTCTTTCGGGTGCCGCCGCACATGATTGCAGACCTGGACCGAGCCACTTTCTCAAACATCGAGCAGCAGAGTTTGGAATTTGTCATGCACACCATGACGCCCTGGGCCGAGCGCTGGGAGGCGAGCATTGAGTCGGAGTTGTTGCTCGAGGGCGATGACATTGAAGTGGAGTTTGATTTCTCCAATCTGATGCGCGGCGACGCTGCCAGTCGCTCGGCTTACTACCAAAGTGGCATCCAAAACGGCTGGCTGACTCGTAATGAGGCGAGGATCGCCGAGAACCTGAACCCGCTGGACGGTTTGGACGAGCCGCTTCGTCCTCTAAATATGGTCGAAGAAAGCGCGGCTGAGGACGTATCGACCGATTTGGTGCTTGAAGCTCAGCCGACCCGCGATCCGCTGCAAGAAGGTGCCGATTCCAGCCATTACTTAGACCCACACGCCGAGCGCCTTCGCGCGCTGATTGATTCGAGCGCTGAGCGCTGGGCGCGACGCATTGCCCGCGCTGGCCAAATCGAGAGTAAGGACGTGGCGCTAATAGCCCAAGCCTTGGCCGTGCCCCTTGAGCGCGTCAGCACATGGGCGCGCTCGTGTGACTGTCTGCAGGAGGCGCAACTTTACCAATCACTCAAATCACTTGGAACAAAGCCATGAATCATCAACTGCTGGTCGCCGATTTTCTGGCGACCCCTTGGGCACTCATGCCCGAGCGCCTGAGCGCTTTGGCCACAGTGCTCACCCGCTGGTCCGCTGGCATCGGGGCCACTACAGATAGCGTGGCACTCATCGAGGCCGACCGCAGTGTGCGTGAATCTCGGCGTCAGACAGCGACGGCGCAGTCCTCGGGCGGGATTGCCGTGCTTCCTCTTTATGGAGTGGTCACGCAACGCGGCAACATGGTCGATGATGTCTCGGGCCCTGGCAGCACCAGCACGCAGCAGTTCACCGCTGCCTTGCGACAACTGTTGTCTGATGACACTGTGGGCCAAGTCCTGATCGATATCGACAGTCCCGGAGGCAGCGTTTATGGCGTAGCCGAGTTGGCCGATGAGATTGCTAAAGCCCGAACGCAAAAACCTGTGGTGGCAATAGCCAACAGCCTGGCCGCCTCAGCGGCTTATTGGATTGGGTGCTCAGCCAGTGAGTTCTATGTCACCCCGGGTGGTGAGGTTGGCTCCATCGGTGTATGGCAAGCCCACCAAGACTACAGCAAAGCAATGGACGAGGCAGGCGTCAAAACCACGCTCGTTTCAGCCGGCAAGTTCAAGGTCGAGGGTAACCCCTACATGCCCCTGGACGATGAAGCCCAGGGCTTCATGCAGTCTCGCGTGGACGAGTACTACGCCACATTCACCAAGTCCGTGGCCCGAAGTCGCGGGGTATCGATTGCGCAGGTGCGCGATGGCATGGGTCAGGGCCGCGTGCTGGGCGCAGAGGCGGCCTTGGCGCAAAACATGATTGATGGCATCGCCAGTTTTGACGAGGTCCTCAAAAAGATGCGCCGCGATGCGCGCGTACAGCCCAAGCCCAGTCCAAATCCATCTCGACTGAGCCAAGCGCGAAACGCGTTGGCGCTCATGTGACCCTTGTAGTTTTTGGCAGCACTCCGTTGAGGGCTGCCGCCCTGTGAAGCGGCCCGTAGGTCGCACCCCAAGCAACCACCCCGTTCTTCGAGACCCGGTGGTTTTTTTACGTCTATTGTTTTTGGAGAACTCCCAATGAGTAAGCAATTGCGCGAGCTGCAGGCTCGCAAATCCACCCTGGTCAAAGAAGCGCGCGCGCTCACTGACCGGGCTGCAACAGACAACCGAGATTTGAGCGATGAGGAGGCGTTGGCCTTTGACGCACTGAAGGCGCGAATTGAGGCTTCCAGCAACGCCATTGACCGAGAGGCCGGCCTGATTGCAGAAGAGGCGCAAATGGCACAGGCGAGTGTGGCGTCCGGTGCTTTTATCACGGTGAGTGATAACCGTGAGGCCGACCCGATGCACGGATTTCGTACCGCCGGCGAATTCATGCAAGCGGTCTACCAGGCAGAAAAGCCTGGCAAATCGCTTGACGATCGCCTGCTGATCGGTGGCGGGCGCGGGGCATCAGCGCCGGGCAGCTTTGCCAACGAGGCCGCCGGCCAAGACGGCGGCTTTTTGGTGCCACCTCAGTTCTCCCAGCAAATCTTCAAGCTCTCTTTGGGCGAGGACTCCTTGCTGCCAATGACCGACAACGTCGAGATCAGTGGCAACAGCATGGCGTTCCCCAAAGATGAGACAACACCTTGGGGCACCAACGGCATACGTGCTTATTGGCAGGGTGAGGCAGCTTCGGCCACCGTCACCAAGCCGGTGCTGGGCCTGGCCACGCTTCGATTGAAAAAGCTCATGGCGCTGGTTCCCACTACCGACGAGTTGCTCGACGACGCCAATGCGCTCACCACGTACTTACCCGAGAAGGTGGCGCTGTCGATTCGCTGGAAAACGAACGAGTCCATCCTTTTTGGCGCTGGCAACGGCGTGCCGGTGGGTGCGCTCAGCTCGGGTGCCACGGTGACCGTAGCCAAGGAAACCGGTCAGGCCACGCAAACCCTAGTTCCCCAGAACCTGGCCAAGATGATTGCGCGTCTGCCATCGGGCTCCTTTGCCAATGCGGTGTGGATCGTCAACAACGATGTGCTGCCAGCGCTCTTTACCCTGACGCTGGGCAACTACCCGATCTACATCCCGACCGGCCTGCCCGTGGGTGGTTTGCAGGTCTCGCCCTACGGCACGCTCTTGGGCCGCCCGGTCTTTGTCTCGCAGCACGCCAATACCTTCTCAGCCCAAGGCGATGTTTTGCTGGTGGACCTCAAGTATTACCAGACGATCACCAAAGCCGGCGGCATGCAGACGGCGACCTCGATGCATCTGTACTTCGATGCCGATCTCACGGCGTTTCGCACCACCTTCCGCATGGACGGTCAGTCCAAGATCGCAAGTGCCATCACGCCCGCCAAGGGCAGCGCCACGATGTCCCCCTTCATTCAATTGGGCGCGCGCTAAGCGGCCCACCCCTCAAGGAGAGAACTCATGTTCCCAAACGCAAAGGGCAGCGAACTGCTGTCCGTTCTCGCTACCATCGATCCTGCCGCGCAAGCAGCGGGAACGGTTTCTACCAGCTGGATTTCTCTGGCCAATCACCACGGGTTGCTGGCGGTCATTCAAACCGGTGTGCTGGGGGCCTCAGCCACACTGGATGCCAAACTGCAACAAGCCAGTGACGCCACCGGCACCGGCGCTAAAGACATCACCGGCAAAGCGATCACGCAGATCGTGAAAGTCAGTGGTGACAACAAGCAAGTGCTGATCAATGCCAAGCCTGAAGATCTCGACACGGTCAATGGCTTTGGTTTTGCGCGCCTGTCGATCACCGTGGGTGTGGCGAGCAGCCAGACTGCTGCGCTGGTGCTGGGGCTTAGCCCCCGGTTTGCACCCGCTGATGCATCCAACCAAGCGGCTGTGGTGCAGAACCTCTAAATGCCACTGCAACTCGTTACCCCACCCGCAGAGGAGCCGGTGTCTCTGATCGAGGCCAAACTTCACCTGCGGGTGGACTTTGACGAGGATGACTCGCTTATTGCGTCAATCATCACGGCAGCCCGGCAAGCGGCTGAAACCTTGACTGGTCGGCAGTTGATCACTGCCCGCTGGAAGATGGTGCTTGATGCTTTCCCTGGCCCGTCGCTGATGGGCGTGCCAGATGGGGCGACTTTCAGCTTACCCGGGCATGCGATCCTGCTGGCCAAATGCCCGGTTCAGTTGGTGGTGAGCATCGAGTACCTCGATATGAACGGCATCGTTCAGGTGATGCCTGCCAACGACTACGTGCTTGATTGCGCGTGCGAACCGGCGCGCATCACACCGGTGTTTGGTAAGACTTGGCCACCGACTTTGCCGCAAATCGGTGCGATCACAGTGAGCTTTGATGCCGGTTATGGCGCTGCAAGCGCTGTCCCCGCTGGTATCAAGAGTTGGATCAAGCTGCGTGTAGGCAGTCTCTACAGCCACCGAGAAGAAATGGCCACGCTTTCGCGAGGTCGCATTGATCCACTGCCATTCGTGGATGGTTTGCTTGATGGTTACCGGGTGAGCCTGGTATGAGCGCGGTCAGTGCCGGAACGCTTAAGCACCGCGTACGCATCCAGCGGCCCACGGTGGTAAAGGATGTATTGGGCGCACCAACGCAGTCCTGGGCCGATGTGGCTACGGTATGGGCCGACATCGCACCGATCTCTGGCCGCGAGGCGCGCATCGCTGACCGTATTGCTGCCGAGGTCAGCCATCAGATCACGGTGCGCTACCGTCCAGCCCTTGAAGACCCGAAAGCGGTCGCTCAAATGCGCGCGCTCTACCGGGGTCGCGTGTTTGCAATCCATGCAGCACTCAATGATGACGAGGCCAATGTCGTGGTGATCCTGCTGGCCACCGAGGGCCTGCGTGATGGCTAGAGTTAAAACGGTCCGAATCGAGGGTCTGGCGCAATTGGACCGCGCCCTTCGGGAACTGCCCCAGCGCGTGGCCAATCGGGGACTTCGGGCATCGGTCTACGCGGGTGCCAAGGTCATCCGGGATGAAGCCCGCGCTCGGGCGCCCAAGGCCGCTCAGTCGCTGGGTGCCAAGCAGCCCCCACCCGGCACGCTTAAGCGCTCGGTGATCATGAAACACATCCGGGAACTCTCGGGTAGTGGGCGGCAAACGTTTTACGTGCTGGTGCGCCATGGCAAGAAATACCGCAATCAGGGTAAGCGCGGAACGCTCTCGCAAGATGCCTGGTACTGGCGCTTTGTGGAGTTTGGCACCCGCAAGATGAGCGCGCGTCCCTTTTTGCGGCCGGCACTGGAGTCTCGCCGCCGGGAAGCGGTGGATGCCATCAAGGCGCGACTGCTTCAGCGCATCGAAATTGAGGCGCAGACCTTGAGTGGGCGGTCGTGATGCAGGACTTTTATGACGCCATCAAGCACCTGGCCGGTGGTGCGGTGTACGCCGTGGTCGCCCCCCAAGACGCGCAGTACCCGAGCCTTGTCTACACGCCCATCGATCAGGCAAGTGTCATGGCAATCGATGGACCGAATCCACTCAGGCGCTCCCGCGTGCAGGTCGATGCTTATGCCCGAACGCTTGTCGCATGCGAGCAGTTGCAAGACCTGGTGCTGGCGGCCTTGCTTGACGACATCTACACGGTGGCCGATGTGCGCATGGGCCTGACCGACTTTGATGAACAAGCCCGCATTTACCGGGTGTCGGTGGACTTCACCTACTACCGCTAGCGGGTAGATGGTTTTTTCTCGCGTTCCTTTTCCCTTTCTTTCCTTTTCCCTTTTAAACCAGGAGGCCATCTATGCCCAGTACTGCCATCACCGCCCAGGGCATCATCATTGCCCGCTTCGGTGCCACCGCGTTCGAAACCATCCCCAATGTGGTCTCCTTTCAGGGGCCCGGGGGCCAGGCGTCGGTCATCGATGTCACCAACCTCGCCTCGACCGCCAAAGAAAAACGCGTCGGTCTTCGCGACGAAGGCCAGCTTTCCTTGAGCCTGCACTTCAACCCGGACGACACGGTCCACCTGGGTCTACGCACTGACCGCGCCAACCGCAGCCGTCGCCAGTTCAAGATCACCTTCACCGATACGAGCCCCGCCGCGACGTGGACCTTCTACGGCTACGTCACCCAGTTCAGCGTGCAAGGCGGCGTCGATGCGGTGGTCGAGGCTAGCGTCACGATTGAAATCGATGGCGACATCACCGAGGCCTAAATCACATGAAACCCATGAACATCCTTAGCAAAGACGCGATCCTTGCCGCTGACGATCTGCCCCGCGAAACGGTCAACGTCCCCGAATGGGGAGGCGATGTGTACGTGCGCACCATGAGCGGTACCGACCGCGATGCCTTTGAATCGAGTCTTATGGCCCGAGATGGCGCCAAGGACGCTCGCATGGAAAACGTGCGCGCCCGCCTTGTGGCGCTCACGCTTTGCGATGACAGCGGCACGCGGCTATTTGAGGATGGCGAGATCGCCACCCTTGGCCGCAAGAGCGCGCGTGCCCTCGATCGTGTGTTCGCGGTGGCCCAGCGCCTGAACGGCATCGGTGTCGAGCAGGCAGAACTCGCAAAAAAAGCCTAAAGGCCAACCCCACTCGACGCTTTGTCTTTCGCTTGGCGCTTGCGCTGGGCATGCCGGCTCGAGAACTCCTGTCCCGGATCGGATCAGACGAGTTGACTGAGTGGATGGCCTTTTACCAACTAGAACCGTTTGGTGACATGCGAGCAGATCTGAGAAGTGGCGTCATCGCCTCGACCTTTGCCAATGCCAACCGGGCCAAGCACGCCCGTGCGTTCTCACCCGAGGACTTCATGCCCTTTGTGGAGCGCGCGGAGGCTCAGGATGAAACTCGTTTGAACGTGGCCCGATTCAAGTCCCTGTTTGCTCACAAGGTCAAAACCCATGGCTGATCTGGGCTCCCTTGTCGTCAAGCTCTCGGCCGAAACCTCTGAGTTTCGGGCCGACCTTGGGCGCACGGCGCGGCTGTTGGACCGCCACGCCAATGACATGAAGACCTCGCTGCAGCAGGTCGCAACCGTGGCCAAGACCACCTTTGCGGTGGTGATCGGCACGGCATCCGTCGGCGCCCTCAAAGACTTCATCGACCGCACGCTCGAGGCGACCGCCGCATTGCAGCAGTTGTCTGAGCAGACTGGCGCGAGCACCACGGCGCTCTCCGGACTGGCCCCCGTAGCCACGATCTCGGGTACGGCCATGGAGACCATTGGCATCAACCTCTCCAAGCTCTCCAAGGCGCTGGCCGGGGTCGATGATGAGGGCGCAGGTGCGAGCAAGGCGCTGCAGTTTCTGGGCGTCACCGCCAAGGATGCCGGGGGCAAGCTGCGAGATCCGGCTGACGTACTCAATGATGTGGCCTTGAAACTTGCCGAATTCGAGGACGGTGCGGGCAAAACCGCCCTCGCCATGGACCTCTTTGGCAAGTCTGGCGCATCCATGCTGCCGTTCTTGAAGGACCTGGCCGAGAACCAGAATCTCAACATTCGGCTGACGGCCGAGCAGATAGAAGAGGCCGACAAAGCCTCCAAGGCGTTCGCGCGCATGCGCGCTGAGAGCAACTTTGTCGCGCAGACGATGGTCACGAGCGCTATCCCCGCCATGTCGGTGTTCACCGGGGAACTCAAAAAGATCCTGCTGGGCACAGACAACGCGGTCAGCGCAATAAACCGGCTGCGCGATGACGGCTCGATTGCCAAGTGGGCTGAGACCTCCGCCTATGCGGTGGCCGTACTGGTGGACAGCCTGCGCGCCATCTTCCAGGGCATCAAATCCATCGTCGGGAGCTTCCAGGCGGTCTGGTCGGACATTGAGCTGACCGGTGGGTTCATCGCCCGCGGGGGCGTCCCGGGCCTCCTGATGGAAGGCAATCGCAAGGCGCTGCGCGAAGCGCTGGAAAAGCGCAACCAGATCGTCGAGCAGGCCAACCGCAATTATGTTGAGCTCTGGAACATGCCGCTGTTGGCTGATGCGGTCACGCAGCGCTTTGAGGAGATGCGTCGCAATGCCCAGGCCGGCGCTGCGCCCCAAGGCGTCAAACCGGGGCGGCCTGCCTTGCAATACAGCACCGCCACCGACGCCACCCGTGCCGATGCCCTTGCCGGTATCGAGCGCGACGTCAAACGGCTGCAAGACGCGGTGGATGTTGAGAGCGCGCTCCTCAAAGATCGCCAGCGCATCATCGACCTGTATGAGAGCCAGGGTTTCCTGAGCTTTCAAGAAGGCAGCGCCGCGCGACTGGCCGCGCAGGAGGAGTTCACCGAGCGGTTACGCGCCACCATCGCCCAAGAGGAGGCTGTTTTAAAGCGCGGTCTCGCCACAGTTGCCAAGACCGCTCAAGAAAAAGCCCGCCTGCTCGTCAAGCTCGAAGAGGTTGCGGCGCGGCGCAGCAAGCTCGAGCGCGAGGTGCAGATGTCAGGCATCGAGCGCTCGATTCGCGAGCCCGGTGAGAATTTCAAGACAACGCTGGCCGATATCGAGCAGCGATCCAAGGGTCTGCAGGCGCTGGCCGACGAAGAGGCCGCGATGATGCGTGGGCGCCAACGGGTTATTGACCTGTACCAGGAGCAAGGCTACCTGCGCTTCAAGGAGGCGGCCGAACTGCGCGCCAATGCGCAGCAAGAATACCTCGAGCGCTCGCGGACTTATTTTGATCAAGAAGAAACGCTGCTGCGCACGGCACTTGCGAATGTTGCCAAAACAGCCGATCAGCGCCGCCAGATTGAAGAGCGCCTCGCCACCCTGGCAGCCAAACGCCAGCGAATGGATCGCGAGGCCGCCCAGGTCACCTTGGAGCGCGCCATTCGAAGCCCCTTTGAGGCCCTGCGGGACATCCAGGAGCGCGCCTCCCGCAGTGAGTCGGAATTTAAGACCCGCGAGGAGCAAATTCGGCTGCTGCGTGAATCGGGGGCAATCGGAGAGTTGGAGTCGCTGCGCCGTTTGGGTACGGCGCGCGAGGAAAGCGCACGGCAGCTCGAGTTGCTGGCGGCAGAGGCTCGCACTGTCGCTGAATCGGCGCCGGGTAACGAGCGCTTTGCCGAGTCGATGCGCCAGATCGCCGAGGCTGCGCGTAACGCCGCCAATGGCGCCAAAGAATTGAGCCAGCGCGCAAAGGAACTCACAGAGCCCTTCACGGCAGGCTTTGAGAAAGGCATCAAGAGCTTTATCGAAGACGCACAAATGATGGGCAAGCAGATCGAATCGATCACGGCGCGCGCTTTTAACGGCATGACGGATGCGCTGACAAACTTTGTGATGACTGGAAAACTCGATTTCAAAAGCCTGGCAAGCTCCATCATCTCGGATCTGATCCGCATCCAGATTCAGCGCGCCATCACGCTGCCGCTTGCCAACGCCATGATGGGAATGTTCGGATTTGCCACGGGCGGCGTGATGACCTCGGCGGGTCCCATGGCGTTGCAGAGCTACGCCTCGGGCGGCGTTGCCAATTCGCCGCAGTTGGCGCTCTTTGGCGAGGGATCCCGCCCTGAGGCCTATGTGCCGCTGCCCGATGGCCGCTCCATTCCGGTCACGATGAGTGGTGGCGCCTCCGGTGGCGATGTGTTCAACATCGCGGTCAGCGTCACGGACGCGGGCGCATCGAGCCGTGGGGAGGATCCCGGTGGTCGCGATTTGGGCCGGGCCATAGCCAGTGCAGTACGCCAGGAGTTGCTCGCGCAAAAGCGTGCCGGCGGTCTGCTCGACGCACGCAGGGGAGCCTAAATGGCCACCTTCACTTGGACTCCCTCGGTGGGTGCCAACCTCTCCATACGCCCCACTGTGCGACGCGTCGCCTTTGGCGATGGCTACGAGCAGCGCTTGGCCTTTGGCATCAATACCCAGCCGCAAGTCTGGTCGCTGGAGCTTCGCGGTCGCACCAGTACCGAGGCTGCCGCCATTGACGCATTCCTTCGCGCGCGCGGTGCCGTACAGGCTTTTGATTGGACGCCGCCCGGTGGGACGCCCGCCAAGTTTGTGTGCGAGGAATGGAGTCGATCGGTGGATGAGCCCAACATCGAGTCGGTGCGAGCAGCATTCAAGCAAGTGTTTGATCTGTCATGACCGCCCAGGCCATCACCTCGGAGATTCAAAAGCTCGCGCCCAGCAGTGTGATCGAGCTTTTTGTGCTGGATCTCGCACTCTTTGGGCAGGGACCGGTGCGCTTTCACGCGGGCACCAACGCGTTGCAGCAGCGTGTGGTCTGGCAGGGCAATGCCTATGAAGCATTTCCGATTGAGGTGGAAGGGTTCGAGTTCAACGGCAACGGCCAGGTGCCCCGCCCACGCCTGCGCGTTGCCAACGTCACAGGGGCGATCACGGCTTTGGTGCTCACTTACCAAGACCTGGTGGGTGCCAAGATCACGCGTAAGAGGACGCTGGCGAAGTACCTCGATGCAGTGAACTTTCCCGGCGGGGTAAATCCGACCGCCGATCCATCGGCTGAGTTTGCCGATGACATCTACTACGTGGACCGCAAGTCGCGTGAGACGCGCGATGTGGTCGAGTTTGAGCTGGCCGCATCCTTCGATCTGGAGGGGGTCACGTTGCCCCGCCGGCAGATTGTTCAAAACGTCTGCCCATGGCGTTACCGGGGCGCCGAATGCGGCTACACGGGAACGAGCTACTTCGATGCCAACGATCAGAGTGTGGCTGCAAGTAGCCTCGATGTCTGTGGCAAGCGGCTCTCCTCCTGCCAGGCTCGGTTCGGGCAGAACGCGGAGCTGCCATTCGGTGGCTTTCCGGCTGCGGGGCTGATTCGCTGATGTTGGCTGAGAACAAGCTGCTGGCGCTCGCACACGCCCATGAAGCATTGCCGCGCGAGTCCTGCGGACTGCTGCTCGTTCGCAAAGGCCGGGAGGTCTACTTCCCATGCCGAAACATGGGCGTGGGTACCGATCAGTTTGTGATCCACCCCGAGGACTATGCGACGGCCGATGACCAAGGGCAGATCGTGGGTGTGGTGCACAGCCACCCCGGCTTGCCGCCAAATCCGAGCCAGGCTGACAAGGTCGCCTGTGAGGCCAGTGGCCTGCCTTGGTACATCGTCGGCATCCCCAGTGGTGACTGGGCGCAACTGGAGCCTGCGGGTTACATCGCTCCGCTGGTGGGGCGCGAATGGTCCCACGGCGTGCTCGATTGCTACGCTCTGGTGCGCGACTGGTATCAATTGGAACGTGGGGTGGAACTGCCCAACTACGCGCGCTTTGACGAATGGTGGAAGCGCGGCGAGAACCTCTACCTGGAGAACTTTGCTGCCGCAGGTTTTGCGCCGGTTGAGCCAGACGATCTTCAAATGGGTGACTGCTTCCTGCTGCAGGTGGCGTCCCCCGTTCCCAATCACGCGGCGGTATACCTCGGCGATGGGCTGATCCTGCACCACTTGCAAGGACGTCTCTCCAGCCGCGATGTCTACGGCGGCTATTGGCAAAAAGTCACAACACACATTCTCAGACATGGTCACAGTCATCCTTCTCGGTGAACTCGGGCGCCGCTTTGGCCGCAGGCATACGCTCGCCATCGCATCGGCCGCCGAGGCTATTCGGGCGTTTGCCGCCAACTTCCCAGGCTTTGAGCGCGAGTTGGTGGCTTCGGGCGAGCGCGGCGTGGGCTACCGGGTATTGGCCGGCCGCGATGCCTTGAGCCTTGATCGCCTGCACGAGCCGACCGGCCAGCAGCGCATCACGATTGCGCCGGTGGTGTCCGGTGCCGGAGGAAACGGCCTGGGGCAGATCCTGTTGGGCGCTGCCTTGCTGGCAGTGGCTTGGTGGAACCCGCTGGGCTGGGCAGCATCGGGTGCATTTTTGTCGCAGGCCACGCTCTACTCGGTGGGCACCGCCATGATCTTGGGCGGTGTGGCCCAGATGATTGCTCCAACGCCCAAAGCATCGGAGCCCTCCGAGCGCCCGGAAAACAAGCCCAGCTACAGCTTCAACGGCGCGGTCAACACCACCGCGCAGGGCCACCCCGTTCCAGTGGGTTACGGACGCCTGATCGTGGGCTCGGCGGTGATCAGCGCCGGCATTGACGTGGATGAGATTCCCGCATGACTGACCTGATCATTGGCGCTGGCGGTGGCGGCAAAGGGGGCGGCGCCAGCGCCCGGGTAGCCCAGGAGGCGCCCGACAGCCTGCGCTCCAAGGCGTATGCCCGGGTGGTCGATCTCATCTCCGAAGGCGAGATCGAGGGTTTGGTTGATGGCCTGCAGTCGGTCTACCTTGATGACACGCCGATCGAGAACGCCGATGGCACGACCAATTTCTCGGGCGTCACCCTTGAAACCCGAGATGGAACCCAGCAGCAAAGCTATATCCCGGGATTTTCCTCGGTGGAAAACGAGGTGGCGGTCGGCGTGGAAGTCAAAGCCCGCCAAAGTGTCGTGCGCTCGATCACCGACCCGGATGTGGATGCGGTGCGCGTGAAGGTGAGCGTGCCGCAACTGACCAACCAGAACGCGACCAACGGCGATCTCAACGGCAGCTCGGTCAACTTTGCCATCGATCGCCAGATTAATGGCGGGGGCTTTGTTGAAGTCATCAACGACACCATCTCCGGCAAAACCACGACCAAGTACCAGCGCAGCTATTACGTGCCGCTCACTGGCAGTGGTCCCTGGGAAATCCGTGTGCGCCGCATCACGGCGGACTCCACCTCCAGCGCCATCCAGAACAAAACGTTTGTCGACTCGTACACCGAGGTGATCGAGAGCAAGCTGCGGTATCCGAACAGCGCCCTGGTGGCACTGCGGGTCGATGCCTCGCAGTTCTCGGCTATCCCGCGGCGCAGCTACGACATAAAACTGCTGCGGGTTCGGATCCCGGTGAACTACGACCCAAGCACGCGCGCCTCCAGTGGGGTGTGGAACGGCACCTTCAAGATCGCCTGGACGGACAACCCGGCGTGGTGCTTCTACGACCTGGTCACCAGCACCCGCTACGGTCTGGGCGGCTACATCCCCGAAGCGCAAGTCGACAA